TTTTATAGTACTATAGTATATTGAATTAATATGGTCGTGTGGAATGACTTGTCTAATACCGAATGGATGGATTATCCCTCTCAATCCAATATTTTACGAAGGACGTATGTAAATGGATTTTTGGATGTTTCACAGAATATTGTTGGACGTAAAGATGTAGAAATACATGGTAATGTCGGCATTGGTACAATTAATGATTCACCCTACTACATACTTGATATAAGTGGTCAGATTAGAAGTAGTAATACCATCAATTGTTTTACCATTTCTGCTGGATATGGATACAACCGTGCTTCATTTATTGGTAATACTGCGATCGGATATAATGGCATCGACAATAACGCCAGTATTGCACATTATTCAGCTAACAATACTACGAAATATGCGTTACGTCAAGACCAATGGGGGAACACTACTCTTAATGCGGGGGCTTCACAGGAGATAAACTTCTGTATCGGTAATTCAAGTAAAGCTGTTCTAGATCGCAACGGCGATGTCGGCATTGGGACGAATAATCCAGGAGCATTGTTAGATGTGAATGGTAGTATCCGTGCTGGATATAATACAAATACTTTATCATATTTTGGTAGAGCAGCAGTTGGTTCTAAGTCTTCGTATAGCGACCAAGCGTATTTCGGTCATTTAGACCAAGTAAACACAGGAACGTATGGTAATTACGCAGTTCTTCAGAACAGTTCTGGAGCGACATTTGTAAATTCAAGCAGTGGGCAGTCAATATGGTTTAGAAATAATAATGCTAACAAAATGAGTATTGTGCCGAATTCGTATATTGGATTGTATAATACAGGTAGTGAAACCAAAGTACATTTTTATGTATCTCAATACCAATCAGGACTAAATGGTTGGGCTGAAGTAAATTTTAGAAACGCCTCCGGGCAACCTCAGTGTCGAATAAAATGCGGGCAGTTTTTGAATCTGTCAGATGATAGAATGAAAATAAATGAGAAACTATTAACGAACGCAACAGAAACTCTTATGAAGTTAAAACCACAATTATACGATCAATATTTAAGTGAAGACATAAAGAACGAAACAAGACCTTCTGTGGGATTAATTGCACAAGAAGTATACTACAATGCACCAGAACTAAGGGATAATGTAGTAAGTTTGCCTGTAGATAATAGTGGAAATGAATGTACTCCAGAAGAAATAGATTTAAGTAATCAAGATATGGAAAATGATCCAGATTATGAAGCGTTAGGATGGACAAAACACCATTATGCTAGTCTTAATTACATTGGTTTTATTCCCTATTTGATAAAAGCAATTCAAGAACAACAGACACTTATTGAAACAGAAAAGGCTGAGACCGCGACTTTGAAAACTCAAGTTGCGGGTTTGCTTGCTAGATTAGCCGCATTGGAATCAGCATAATACAGTAGCCAGCCTTCGTGGGTTGTACGTATCATTGCGGATAAATAAATGGTTATAAGTAATTTCAATAGAATTATTTATAAGCGAATATACTATAATATGACAGACATATCTAGGAATTGGTTAGATTTATCAGTAAACTCGAATATTTTGAAACAAACATATATTAATGGATTTATTGATGTATGTAATAACATAGTCGGACGAGAAAATATGTGGATAAACAACGAAAAAGATGTAGGAAACACGAGATTTGGTTTGGGTACATTGGACCCTTCCGCAACGATTCATATAATGAGTGATGACCCTACCATACGAATGACGAATCGAACAATTACTCAATCAACTACAAACAACCAAAATTTAGGCCGGATTGATTTTGAAGACAAAGCCCATATACGATCTGAAAATGTCGGGAACGACGCAGATGATACAGGTTCTCTATTTTTCTCAACGGGCAATACAAATAGATTTGTCATAGGTTCCACTGGAAAAGTAGGAATAGGACAGACGGAACCTACAAGTACAGATGACGAATTACAAATACAAGATGGCATTATATTCCTGGGCAAATATGCGTCAGACCAATTCACTGGAAGCCGTCCCCCAGACATGGATAAATTCATACATTGTGATGGCAACTTGTATTTATCGAGTCCGACTGACATTAATATAATAAGTGATGTTGATACTACGAATCCATCACTGCCAATTGTTATGGGTGGTGGTTCAGACATAGACACAAATACTATTAAAGATTTTGATTACTCAGACGCTTTTCCGATGAGACAAGAAGTAATGAGAGTAAATGGAAATGGAAACGTAGGCATCGGAACGACTAATCCGGCATATAATTTAGATGTAAATGGTGACGTTAGGATAAACGGACCTTTATATACTGGGGTAAATAATCATTATGCTGGTGCGGGGACATCAAGTGGGTTTTACAATTACCAAGCAGCACTAGATAACCACGGTTGGAAATCCAATTTAAGCATTACATTGCCTTCAAAAGGTGTCTGGTTGATAAACGCATATTGGGATATTAGATCTGCGAATGATGCTTGGTATAGAATATACTCTTTTGGCATTGGATTAGGTACAGATTCGGAGGGCACTAATTTGGCCCGACATAATTACCATAAAGGAGGTAATGGGCTTATTTCTACAGTAGAAAATAGGAGTTCTAAGTCTGGGTATCTTACAGATCGCAAAGCTGGAAGAAATCATATTTCAACATGCTACGTAAATACCTCGAGTACAAAAACAATATATATGGGACATATCCTTACGTCAAACGCAACTCAGAGTAGACCTAGTTCTACGCGTCTTAGCTGTACGGCGTATATGTGGGCATATAAATTAAATGAAATATATTAAATATATTAAATCATATGTTATTGCCGGTTTTAGCCTAATATTTATCCTAGTCATAATATAAATGAATTATATTTCTACAAATTGGTTGGATTTATCAGCAGGTTCAAATATATTAACACGTACATACATTAACGGATTTTTAGATATATCTAATAATATAGTAGGTCGGGAAAACTTATGGCTTCGGAACGGTTCAAATACTATGTTTGGTTTGGGTACAACTGACCCTTCCAACAATTTACATATTTTAACAAACTCACCTGATATCCATTTTAAACGCGAAAATCAAAATGCCCTGATTGGTAAATTAAATTTTGTATCTCCAATAAGGAATAATGTGGCTAGTGCTAGTATAAGGTGCGAAACAGATCAAACAAGTGGATCTTTAATTTTTGCGACAGGAGGAGACTCAGATAATCCGGTTGATAGCGTGATAGTTCATTCTAATGGTAATGTAGGCATAGGGACAAATAATCCTTATCAAAAATTACATGTAAATGGTAATATATATTTAGGTTCATCAGACAGCATTGAAACTATATATAGTAACCAAAAATTGGCGTTTACAAGCAATGGTAGTATAAATGTAGTAGCGGATTTGAATGATACTTCTGGTTATGCAGGTGCAAGCGTACATTGTCAAATCAACAATAGTACAAAATTAATGATATATAATAGTACCAAACGTGTAGCCATAAATAGTTCGTCAAGTCCAGGAGTAAAATTAGAAGTAAATGGCTCGTTACGAACGAGTTATCAAGTTCGTCTGAATAGTGCTGGTGCTGGATATCAAACAAGTCGTAGTACATCTAATAGTGGGTGGACTATCTATACACCAGAAGGCAATAACACAAGTCATGCTGGTGGCTACAATAGTGGTAACTGGAAAAAAAATTCAAACCTTTATGTATCGATAGGTACAGGGTTATGGATTTTAGAAGCAGGGATAACGTGTCAGTCAAATACAGCAGTATATCACAATGTTTATACATTTGGTATATCTATGGGTACAAATTCCGAAGCAAACGATTTAATAACGCAACAAGTCCACGATCATAATAATTCTCTTATGTTGAATACATCATTTGGTTGGGAATCTGCGGTTCAACGTAATCATATAACAACTATATATAGAAATACAGTAAGCAATGTTACAATTTATGCCGGACATTATATTTTAGCATCAAATTCTAATTTGCGTCCGGCAGGATTCATACGTGCTACCAAAGTAATGGATTTATATACATAAAATAAAAAAGTATTTAGATATACATTATATTAGAATATAATATAAACGTTATTATGGCACAACATAATTTGCCGAATCCACTCGATGTCTATACAAAAGAAACTATTGTTGGTTATGATTACTATATTACAGAACTAGTGCTGCACGAAAAAGCGTGTTTTTCAATTGAAATGAAGTCTGCTGATGAAAGAACCATCGATTTTATACATATAACAATAGAAGGTGATGAATATAATAATTGGGGAAGTGACGATGATTATATACAAAACATTATTGAAAAATATGTGAACGATTTCATTGAAAATATATCAAAAGCGAATAATTCATAGATGTTATGTGTTTAAAAAAATATTATTATAATCCTATTTTATAATAATATACATGACAGACATTTCAAGAAATTGGTATGATTTATCTCTAGGTTCAAACATTTTGAAGTCAACATATGTGAAGGGAGTGATTGACACATCTAGTAATATTGTTGGTCAAGGAGATATATGGATTAATAATGAAAAAGATGAAGGAAATTCTAGTTTAGGCATAGGAACAAATAATCCTGTAAATTCAATCAATATACAAGCGAATGAACCATGTATAGACTTTACAAATTCAACAATAACCGAACCGACGAATAATAACCAACAAATGGGAAGTATTGATTTTATATCTCCAATAAGAGGGGATGTTACGTCTAGTAGCATTCGATGTGAAAATATGGGAGATGATTATGATAATAATGGTTCATTAATATTTGGACGAAGCAATGTTGATTATGATGTGGTATTTTTTTCGAGCGGCAATGTTGGCATAGGCACAACCAACGCCCATCAGCGACTCCATGTAAACGGCGGTATAGAATTTATTATGTCAAATAATAATATTGGTGGGGTTCACTGTAGTGGCACATTTGGAATATCAAGTGACTCTCATCTATATATAAGATCGAATACAAAAATAGTATTTGGTGCTGGTTCTACAGTAAATACATCTACTAATCCGTCATTTAACATGAATAGTGTGAGTCCAAAGAAAACAAATATGGTTGTCACGAGTAGTGGTGTAGGAATAAATACATCTGCACCTAGAAATACGTTAGATGTGAATGGCTATATGAGAGTAACCGGCAAATTATACGCAAAATACGCAAATAATAGTATATATTCAGGTTGGGCTCAAGGTCTAAGCAAAGATGAGGGTGATAATGTATGGGGGATAGGTACCGGGCATACCGGCCAAGCCTCTTATTGGTTTACATTGACATCAAAGACAATAGGTCCTGGTATATGGATTTTAAGAGGACACCTTAAAATAGGAAGAAATCCTAGCTATACTTCTAGTAGTGTTAGTGCATATTCATTTGGTATAGGTTTAGGAACTAATTCAGAAGGAAATAATTTGGCTGCACAAATGATACATAATAGAGTTTCTCGTTTTTTTTATTCAAACGGTAATTACCATAGCAATTACGCCCGTTTTAATGTATGCAGAGCAATTATAATAGACAGCAACACTACTGTGAATTTGGGTGTTATTCTTGGTGCGAATTCTAATGTTAGGAGCAGGTGGGATTTATACGGGAATTTAGACGTTTGGCGAGTAAGCAATCTTGTATAATCAGTTACTTCTTCTTACGAACCACCTTGGATTTCGTTACTTTCCCTTGCTTCACGACCTCACCAGCTTGAATCTTCTCACGTTTCAATTTATATTTATTATACTCTTTATTCAATGTATCCAGCTCGGATAACCACATCTTTTCCAATGTGGTTTTCTTCAACTTTGCCAAGTCTGCTTCGGTATTTTCTTTTTCTTTCATAATTTGTTCCACATTTTCTTGTGTTACGGAATCCATCGGCATCTTGATCAAATATTTGTAGTCTCCATCCAACTTGTCATATTTTTTGGATTCCAACATTGAATTCACTTCATCCGATTTCTTGCGTCGCAAATCAACTGTTCCTGCCAAATTCTCTTGAATATACTTCGCACGGTTTGATAAGCGAACTAGTTTACGTTCCATGTCTTTTACCAAATAATCCTTACGCTTTTTATACAAGCCCATACGAACGCCATAGAAATCATCAATAATCTCATTGACATCGTTATACTTATGTAGCTTACAGTCCGCATTAAACATATGCATATTCGTAGTGCTAATAGTGGTAAAGAGCTTCAACAATTTCTCCACACCATTACAACCATTTGCGTCTTTGGATTCTTCTAGCTCAGACAACTTTCCTTGAGGGAAAACGACGACGAAATCAACATTCACTTCCGTGCAGGTAGATGTAAAGTCTCGGATAGAGGGTGATTGTCTCTTTCCTTTCTTGTCTACACCACCATCCAAGAGACCCTCCAAGAAACTAGTATAAGGCATGGTCCAACTGCCAATAGGCAATTCTGTAATACGAATTTTATCATCGTTGATCTTTTCATAACAACCTCTCACCAAATATTTCTTCTCTTCAATTTGAGTGATAGTGCCTTTGAAACCTTCATAATAAGGAACAAACACACTTTCTTTCACATTGCCTCCCTTGAGCTTATTCGATAAATATTCAATGATTTGTAGCGGATTATATGACGGAATAGAACAGGAAAAGCCAGTGCCAATGCCTGAAATGCCATTCATTAGTGCGAAAGGAATAATGGGGACGTAATATTCAGGTTCAACAATCGTGCCATCGTCATTCAAATAGGATAATACCGAGTCGTCTACCTCGGGAAACAAGTACCGTGTGAGCGAATTCAACATAGTGAAGATGTATCTCTCCGACGCACTGTCATCGCCACCATGAAGGCGGGTACCGAATTGACCGTTAGGCTCTAACAAATTGACGTTATTGGAACCGACGAAATTTTGTGCCATATTAACAATAGCTCCGTTCAAACTAGCCTCTCCATGATGATACGCACTATGCTCTGAAACATAGCCTGAAAATTGTGCTACTTTAATTTCACTAGTAAGCTTGCGTTTAAACGCAGAGTACAGAATCTTGCGAAGGGAGATTTTCAATCCGTCTACCATATTGGGAATGGAACGAGCACAATCATATGTGCTGAAATGGATCATCTCCTTATTGATGAAATCTTCATATTGGACCGTCTTGTGTGATGTATCCAAATAAGAATTTTTATCATAATTTTCCAACCATGTCTTGCGGTCGTCTGTGCGTTTCTTATTAAATATCTTGTCAATAGTGTCGTCCGATGTATTAGTATGAACGAAATCCACCATTTTCTTGTTGGCAAAATACTCTTTGAATTCACTCGAAGTAGATGTACCCAAACCCTTGAAATATTTGATAGTCCAACCGGAAGGACCATCATCTCCAAATGTCTGTTTCCACTCATTGTATTCGCCATCGTTGTAAAACAATTTCAACTGCGACCCCTTCTTCGCTCGAAGAATCGGCGTATTCATAAAGGAAATGAAACCAGGGATTTTAACAAGCGACGCCCATTCACTATGAAACATATTAATACATAATCCTTTGATGTGGGACCCGTCCAAATCCTGGTCGGTCATATACATAATCTTGCCATATCGAAGACATCTATTCACATCCTCAATGGTGTTGTATTCCTTGCCAGTTTCCAAACCAAGGATCTTTTTGATATCGTTAATTTCTTTGTTTTCAGCAATCTTTTTCAACTGCTCTCCACGAACATTCAATAACTTACCTTTCAAAGGGTAAATGCCAATGGTATTGCGGTCGTCACTGGATAGTCCAGAAACAATACCAGACATAGCACTGAGTCCCTCGCATAAAATGAGAATACACTCTTTGGATTTTACGGTGCCACTATAATTGGCATCGATTAGATTAGTGATTCCTCGTACAGACTTCGTTTTGGAACCATCGGTTTTCTTGGCTAGTTTGTTTTCCTTGGCTTCAGTCAAAGAACACGCGGTATCCATGACACCCATCTTGGCAATCTTCTCAATAAACCCGTCAGAAACACTACAAGATGACCCAAACTTGGCCGAGGGAGTATTCATGTAATCCTTTGTTTGGCTATCGAATGATGGATTCTCAATATCGCAACGAACAAATAGCATAAGTTGCTCGCGAATAGCAGATGCGTTAACACGAATTTTCTTTTTCTTTTCAATATAATCACATAGCTTACGTACGATTTGACCGCTAATATAGTCAACGTGCTTGCCGCCTTTGAACGTACAAATGCCATTTACAAACGACACATGTAAGAATTCATGTGTGGGGGACATTGCGACTGCGTATTCCCAGCGTTCATCAGTAGATTCATATACACGCTTTGAAACGTCCTTTCCACCAATATACATGTCAATATATTGTTGAAAATTCTTCACAGGAACCAATGTGTTGTTATAATTTATTTTTACTTTTTTAATAGAATGGTCGGTTACCGCACCAATATCATATACACGTTTTTTCATGAGAGCCAACATATCAGGGGTGAGACCATTTACACCCAACCGCTTATAATCCGGACGAAACGTAACCTTTGTATATGGTTTGGTATTCATGGATACCTTCGTAATTTTAGGAGGAGATAATGTATCCAAGTTATTATGAAACTCTTGAACGTACTTCAAACACCGTGTATGGTCGATTGTCTCAACACGTCCATAGAGAGACCAAATCAATACCAATTTGAACCCGAATCCATTCTTTCCACCAACAATACGTTTTTCATTTTTATCGTAATTAGTAGAAGTGCGAAGATGTCCGAAAATCATTTCAGGGATCCATAGGTCGTATTCAGGATGTTTCGCAATATCAATGCCATTTCCGTCGTTAGTCATCGTAATTGTACCATCTTCTTCAATATCAGTATCAATGTGAGAAACAAATTTTTTATCAAGCAATTTAGATTGGATCATACGAATGACGTGATCTCGGCAATTGACGATGCCTTCATCAAACAATTTATACAGACCAGGGACATATTCAATGTCGCGAAGTACAATGCGGTTAGAAGCGTCATCAAATACCCATTGTTGAGCGTCAACATTTTCGACTGAACCTATATATGTATCAGGATTGTCAAGGATATGCTGTTTGTCAGTCTTGCGCTGGTACTGTTTAGCCAAGTTATTTTCAGAAGCCATGGTATTTTTAGACATAATCACCTAATTATGGAGTAATATACTTATAAACAATCCTTTAATATATTTTCAATTTTTCATATGGGGGACTATATGTATATAATAAACATGCCAAGGATGTTCAGTATTATAAAGTTTTGTCAGGAGAAGGAATGCCAACGACAAATAGAATATAAACAGTTAAAAACGGGTGGCAATGACCCTTCAATAAGCAATAAAATGAGATATTCGCAGTACATTCAGCATACAAAACCGCGACAAACGCAAACAAACAGTTAGTATTTATAAAATAACATTTAGGAAACAAATATTTTATCAATGGACTATATATTGATAAAATATGCGTACTGGACTCGAATTATTCGAAGGCGGTGCTGTTGCTGTGAAAGGGAAAGAATACAAAATGTTGAAGGGTTCTCGCACCCAGGTGATGAATGGAACCGCACACGAGACCACTGGCGGTCTTGAGAAGAAGGACCTTATGATGAATAAGTGGGGGCGTATCGTGTCAGCAAAGAAGCACGAAACCGCAAAGAAGGAGAAGCGCCTGGAGAAGGCAGGATACTATGCGAAGAAGGGAAAGTTCGGGTTTGTCAAGAGAAAGACCAGAAAGAATCGCACTAACAAGAAGACTAAAAAGTAAGTCGTTATTGGCTCATTCAAATCTTGCTGACATATAGACACAAATAAGTTATATTATATACCACTCGTATGATAAAAACCGATTGTCTGTAATAAATTCTGACATATTGTCGAAGATATATTTCTCAAAGTAAACCTTGCTTACTTTCAATGTGTCTGGTTCTCCATTATGTGTATGATATTTGCAATAAAAGTTATAAGTATCATATATCGATACATTTACACTAGACGGAGACATACTCCTTGTGGAAGAGTTGCGGTCATAGTGATTAGTTCTTAATGTCTCTCTCATTGCGTCAAGAGATGTTTGTATATCGACATGTTTGTCCCATAATTTATTACATATCCCTGATATGTATTTGTCTCTGTCGATTTCAATATTCGGAAAAAAATGATTGATCAGGTCAATAAGTTGATTGTTGGATAAATTCGATATAGGTGTTTTGTTATGGGAGCACCATTTCCTGTATAATACAACCAATTCTTCTATCTCAAATTCGCTTTCGTTGTCGTCATATACAATTGTTTCGTCCCAGAACTTTAAGAATGAGTTGATTCCAGGCAAGTGTTTGCTACTTACGCTTACAAAAATATCATGTTCTTCTTTATAATGCTTTTGTAACTTTTCGATCATTGTATTTTTTAATGTTTGTAGAAACATGATAGGTGGGAGGTCTTTTGTTTCTAGATAACGCTTCCATAAATACTGAACTTCTTTCCATTTCACGTGAGGGGTTCTCAAATGTTGGATGTCTAGTTCGTTTGTACTAAGGAGTGTACTCTGTTCGTACGTAGTAGTTGTGTTAACTTCAAAGAAATCTTTAATAAAATCGTCAACTATTTGCGACGCATCATTGTTCTTTAAATAATAAGCACTGTTACGCAATGAAGAATCATTCGTATACGTTGATAAAAATTTGTCAGAACTGCCATAACGGTTTGAATAATGACAGGCAACACATATTAAATCTAACCCATAATGATGAATCGCGTTATGCCATGAATTATCACTCGATACAGCATCATTTATTTTAATAACCCGACAATCTTGGTAACTATGATCGTGGTATTTGAACTTGAATGTATGTAGCTGGCTTGTGCCAATAAAATATTGGCTCATATTATTCAGTTCTCGGATAAATTGTTTTGCTTTTGTATCAATATAATGAATGAGTGTGTTTTGTGTATTCGTTTTTGATAAATTATCTCCCAGCACACATAAAAAATATTTTGCTTGGTTACGACTAGAAAATACACTAGGATATAGTAAATTTAATACAAATTGAATAGTATCTGACTCAGGAATACATTTTATTAGCATGTTCTCCTTTATCCGTTTCATAATACTTATTTTTGTTTTTTGTTTCCAGGACATCAAACTCCTGTCAAACGTAATGCTACTTAAAATATGATGTATTATATCGTCTTCACTCGTGTATTTATAATGAAGTCCATCATAATAGAAGAACTTGTCTGTAGTAGGAACGTAAAAATAATGATGAGAGTTCAAGAATGAGTGAATGAATGTATCTTGTTCGTTCAATAATTCCTCATTCCTAAGCAACCGCTTTGTTTGGTTTTCTTTCCAGTTTTCGAGTATATTCGGCATTTGGTTACAAATATAATTATGAGTTTTCGATAACATATAATCATCCCCTTCATATTTTTGAAACATTAATTCTATTACCCTTTTTGATTCATCGCATCGAGAACCTGAGATATCCATAGGTAAAAAACATATATCATTCGTTTTATATGTTTTTTATGAAAAAATAGAAAATCCGCAGTTAAATCGCAACAACGTCCTTTTTATTTGTTTCAACATTATAATAATCATGCTTGCTAGAAACAGCATCCAAAAGATATTTTGACAAAATAGAGGTTGTCCTCATAGATTCTTCTTGAGATATTGCCGAGAACCATTGATATTTGGTACGTTTAAGCAACTCGTCACTTGGTACATAAATGCCAATATAATTGTCGGCAAAATCAATTTCTTTCTCCTCCATCAACTGATCTATCAATACGGGCTTAGCATCTTTCGATTTTATTCCGATTAAATTTCCGTCACATACACTAATGCGGTTTTCTTTGAATAACTTAATAATGGTTTGTCCGAATGAACCTTTAAAGTCGTTTTCACTGGAAAAACGAGCGTTTTTGATTAATGCGTCCATCTCTACAATTAAGGAATTCAGGTTCTCGTCGTCTTTCAAAGAACCCATGAAATAAGAATCGGGAATAAATAAAGAAGGGTTTTTATGTTTCATGAGATCGATACTTTTATTCCTTGATTCGAATACAAATGGTTTTTGTTTGTTGGTTTGTTCGTCGTATAAAGTTTTAAGGTTAGTATTACATATGAATGAGTTGGGTGTTACTAAGCCACCATAGTAATATAAAATTTTCATCATGCCTAGCTGTCTAAACATTTGCTTACGAGGCTCTTGCAAGGTTGACATATCTATGTCCCATGAAGGAATAAGTTTGCTAAATGAGTCATCATCAATTAAACATATATGAAAATCATCCCCACAACGATCAATAATAGACTGAATTGTCAAATGAAGATATGGTTGGTTAAGGTCGGTGTTATTCCTGGAGGAAAAACTAGACCATTTTCGAGAATTAACTTCATATTTTGAATGAATCCACAATTTCGGGCGGTTGAATCCATATAAAGGCGAATCATTTAATAAGTATTTTCTAATAAGCTCATATTCATCATTCGTATCAAATTTATCTTTGAATTTGTCAGAAACATAACTCGCAACTAATACGAGACCCAATGTCAAGACATAGTATTTTACATTTTTCGAACTAAATATCATTAGACTAGATTATATATAGTATCACTACAGATTTTTCAGTGTAGTAATACTATATTAAAAATATATCATGTAATCGATGTTGTATTTGGATTCATTGTATTTAATTTTTGAAGTAAACATAACATTGTTGTGTTTACATATCTGGCGTAAAATAGTTGTAAAGGAATTGTAATTCATTTTTCTTTCCAAATAAAAATGTTTCCCTAAGTAATAATAATTTTTGAGCTCCTCACAGAATTCTTCATTCCATTTATTGAAAATCATTTTTTTATAAGCATTAAGGTCAAACAAATAATACTGATTAGTTTTCAAACATATTTTATCTAGCAAATTAAAGATCATTTCGTTTGGAACTGATTCTCTAAAAATTTGTTTTGACATTTTTGGTTATAATTAGATATTATATGCATATATTTTTCTACTAAATAGGATATTTATTCTATAAACCTTCTTCAATATGATTAAAACCCGACGCAATTCTAACCTCTTTTAAATATTGTAATTTCATTAATTACACATCTGTTGTTGGAGACACATTTTTTTTGAGTTTTTCCAGATATAGGATGCCGTCCATTAGTTCTTCTTGAGCGTGATTAATCCAATCGATCGTCTGTAGGTCTGTTCTATCCAAGTCAGTACCATATTTTTGTTTCCCGAAATCTGCTCTCTCCGCAAACTTCAAAATAACGCTTTTAACAATGCTATCACAGTGGTTCAAATCCAGGTGTTCTGTTTCAGATACGTTAATAGTAATTTCAGACATGATATAATTAGTATGATAGAGTATTATTTAATTAGTTTCAAAATGTTATTTGTGAATAAAGCCAATTCAATACACTCTTCATGAATATTATAAAAAACCGTGATATATTTACACATATAGGGTATTAACGTATATTTAATGTCTTCTCCTAATAAATCCGTTTGCTTTATAAAAAAGAAAAAATAATCCAATATGTCAATAACAGAATATCCTTGTTCGTGTAACATAAAAAGGACATTTATAGCGCCTTTCATATCATTTTCTTTGAGTAGAAGAATGTATTGCTCGAATACTTGATATGAAATATTAGAACAGATATTTTTACAAATGTCTATGTCTATTTGTTTACCATAAATATACATTTTTTCTAGATAATTAAGCATTATCCGTATGGACCCTCGTGAAATGATTAACAAATGGGTTTTTGATTCTTCATCTATCAAAATATTTTCATTATTCACAATCTTTTCAAGTAACACATTAATTTGTGTTTCATTTGGAGGAGTCAATTGAATTATATGTAGTCGCGATTGTAGACTTTCGATTACTTTTTGAACGTTCGAACATACCGAAATAAAATGGATGTTTCGATTATATTTATCAATATAATTACGAAATACTTGCTGACTATGTTCGTTTATACTATCAATATCATCTATAATTACTAGTTTTTTTTTGCCATAAATGCTGCTATGTGATTGACAAAAAGTCTTCATCTCATTTCTGAAATATTGAATGCCTTGCTCTTTCAGGTTGTTGATAAATAATATATTATTCTCGGGAAAAGATTGGTCTTTTGACAATCCGTAATATTCACGTATCAGACAATTAAGCAGAGTAGTTTTGCCGGTGCTATTGTTTCCAACAAATAATAAATTCAGATAATCTACTTCTAACAAGCTTTTAATAACGTCAATTAAATCTTGTTCCATACAGAAATCATCAATAAAATAGGGTTTATATTTTGCGATAAAAGTGGTTTGTTTCATTATTACCAATTTATGTAAAAATTATTAAATCATTTTCGTTAATAATATATAAACCGAACACTCTAATTATTGTAAATGACGAATTATTATGAAATATTAGGTGTCCCTGAAAACGCAGATGATAGTCAAATCAAAAAATCATATCGCGCTTTATCTCTTAAGTATCACCCGGATAGGAATCAAGACCAGGATACCACACATAAGATGAAAGAAATTAACGAAGCATATGACATTCTTGGGGATAGTGACAAACGGAAAGAATATAATATGAAAAAAAATATGTCCGCTAGTCCATTTGGCGGTCAAGATGCTGCGTTTGACGATTTGAATAACATATTTAATATGTTTTTTAATGAGAGCATGGGAAACCAAACTAAAATGAATATCAATGCACGTGGATTTGGAAACATTCATGCTTTTCATAACGGAAGACCGGTTAATGTCAATTCAAACTTCTCTTTTCGCCGTCCAGAGAACATTGAAAAAGTATTAAACCTGACTCTAGAACAATGTTATCATGGAGGGAATTATCCCATGGAAATAGAAAGATGGGTTATCGATGGAGGAATAAAAAAAATAGAAAAGGAGACTATATATATTACAGTGCCAAGAGGCATTGATAATAACGAAATGTTGCTTTTTAAAGAGAAAGGCAATATATTTGAAGATCAATTTAAAAGTGATCTCAAAATCATTATAAAAACTACAAATGATACATTGTTTAAACGTAATGGATTGGACCTAGTCTATTTAAAAGAATTAACGTTGAAAGAATCTTTATGCGGAGTGTCGTTTGAAATCGCCCACTTGAATGGTAAAAAACTGGGTCTCAATACAATGAGTACTCCTAGTGTAATAAAGCCAGGAACAAAAAAGGTAATAAACAATTTGGGAATGGTTAGAGAGAATGTTGTAGGCAATCTTGTATTAGACTTTCAAGTAGTCTTTCCGGATACACTAACTGACGAACAAGTGAAAATCATTTCACAAACCATCTAATATAATGTTATAATTGATGTATAACATTGTAACAATTATCATTTAAGAACGAATTCTCTTAGTGGGGATCTCTACATCAACAAGATATATCGAATTCTCAGTAATAATAATATACTCCTTGCCGACTTTGTAAATCTTAGAAATAGGGCTTGTATATTCCTCTTCACTCTTGACAAGGAGTTTTTCTTCGTTCTCTTTCACGCCAATTAATACACTCTTATCAAGTGAATGAGTCCAATAATCCATCATTACTGGTTTATCCTCAATAATTGCCAGTTTGCTTGCGTTTTGAAGGGCTGTAATTTCAGGCAATCGATACCCATTCGCATTTAGAGGTTCTTTATTATCAGTCATAGACATTTTTATAAATTATATTTTAGATATTACTTTAAATCATTCTAATGAAAAAACATTTATAAAAGTATCGTTATATTTTAAACAAACGGTCATGTCGACATTCCTTCCTAAAACTAAAAAAATACAGATTGTAGAAAGATATTTTAACGTTATTAATGAGTATTTCGACAAGGCAATGGGTTGTACTTTTATAAATTCGAATAGCGATAGCAACAATAAAATGCTTATAGGAATTCATTCTATTCATAGAGTGTTTGAATATGTATTGTTGAAAACAAAAAACCCAGAAAAAGCATATTATACTTCACAACAAACGTATTATTACTATTTGGAGTACTTAGAACAAATACATACATCGCCTCACCTTAGTGATAGCATGGACTCAAGTGACGTAATACAATTTGTTTATAAGAAAACCCTATGTGATTTATATGATGGTGTAGAAGGAGAACACTCAAATTCATTAAACAATATGATGACACTAGATGATGAATCTATATCATTAAAGAATAAGGAATGGAAGGATTTCTTCCCACGCCTATTGAAGTTAATCAATGTATTATTCTACTGGAGAAATGAAAATATTTCATTTACACAGCGGCATTCTCTATGTAATGAATACTTGATGCGTTTATTTCAATGCATTGAAAAAATTGATGTCGCATTGCATTATATAGAATACATACAACGTGAATATTCTGTAAGTTATTCTCTATATAAGACAATGGTAGACGAGTTCATAAAAAAAAGTGAAAAAATGACACGGTCTAGAAGCAGTTCTATTAGTGAATATGAAAAGAATGATTGGTACTTAATGAAACTATGTATTCAAAAAGAAAAATTGGATGATTTCATTGAAAGGCGTACTATAAAAGAAATGGTAATTTGGTTACTTTCTGATATTTGATTTTTTCAACACAGTGTCATTCAAATATGAAGGACTGACTTTTATTTGTTTCTTTCGCAATTTTGTTTTCTTATCTTTCGGGACAGGATCTGTATTAATAACATGTAAATAGTTATGTTCGACCTTAAGAAGATTTTTTATATATTCATATACGAAGGTTAGTACCTTTTCGTTACAATTTCCTACAATAAGACAACTTCCTGTTCTGAAAATCATAAAAGATACTTCTGTGTATTTCACATAGTCGTTTAGTTCACTCATCTTCATTTCACGGTCTTCCTTAATGATTTGCCCTTTTTGTACTTCTGTATCGAAACTTAATTCGTTATTGAAATAAAATTTACATTTCACTCCGGGATAACTACATGGGTCGAATGCTGCTTCAATACCATATTTTGTTCGCATAAGAGAATGTAATTTTTCACGGTTAATGTAATATCCGCAGTTGAAATTCGAATTAATCAGTACGTTATTCTCTTCACTATTTTCGATATATTCAACTTTTTCTTCTACATTTGGTTGTATGATATCAATGATCTTGTCTTTAATAATTTCCAAAATCTCGTCGTTTAATACTCCCGGGATCTCCATTTTCCCTGTATTAAATACCTTCACATGAATCTCACGGAATTCTCCATTGTATTTAAAACGCATAATAATAGCAAAGCAATTATAAAACGCGTTCTTCACTTTTCCGCGACAATTCATAATATCCTTTTTAGAAAGACCCACTGTAAGTTTTCGTTCATCTTTATATTTTATTTTACGAGCACATGGGTTGTCTACTTGTTTGATAATATTTTCAACATAATATTTCTCGTTTTCTAGCTTTGTTTTATATTCAGCATATTCTTCCCGTGTATTGGAGATAATTTTCATCTGTTTCTTTAAAACGCCTTCTTCGGGTTTCCAATATTCTGTAATTGGAATATTCCAAAATACCGATTCGATATTAATAAGCATATTCAAATAAAGAACTTTGGTTTTGGTAGATATATATAATTCTTGACATACAGGTGCGTTTGTTGTTTCTGTTTTATTGATGTCAAAATTGTCATCAGTTTGTGGTAGTTCGGTTGCGACGGGTTGTACTTTTTTCATTTCTAAATTACTATTCAAATTCAATCCAAAATTGCTAGTGTTATCATTATGCGTTTGTAAGAAAGCAGCCCATTCACCGTCAAGATCACCCATCATTATTTTACTATATGGATTGTATGTATTTCTTTAAGCCAATTCAATTTTATATTTTACGGCAATAAAAAATTGTATAACATTATACAACTTTTTATTTGTTTCTTTTTAATTTTATGCCTTATCTTCTTCCTTCTTTTTCTTTACTACACGTTTTTTAATTGCTTTCTTTACATTGGAAGGTGAGCTAGTCACTTGAGGTTCTTCTTTATTTGGTGTCCCAACAAACTCTTCTGTAGCAAGCTCTACATTTGAAGATCTGGGGTTTGTTGCTTCACAAGAGACCTGATCCTCTGTAGCAGTAATATTATCGGATACAACGATAGGGTTCTTTTTAGAGTTCTTTATCTTTAATTCTTTCTTCTTTTTCTCATTTTCTGCCTTTTCTAATTGTTTCTTTACACGTTTCTCCTCCTTCACTCGCTCTCTTTCCTCCTTCTTAGCAAGCTCTTTCTCTTCTTTGGCTCTTCTCTTTTCATCCAATTTAGATTGCTTGTCAGCATTTTTCTTTTCAATTACTTTTTCTTTCTTTTCATCGGCAATTGCCTTTGAAATGGTTTTATTTTTCTGATTCTCTAGAAAATCAGATACCATTTCATGCTGGAATTCAACCGGTGCGAATACAACAGAATCAAGCACTTGTTGTTTTACAACATCACCCAAGAAATCCAGATGATTTGCTAGATAATGTGTAAACTCAATAAACTTGCTTTGATTTGCGGGCAACCTCTTAAGGATCTTATTTTCGGAAGGCGATGACATGATGAACGATTTATAAATATCTTATTAAACTATAACTGCCTTCATCTATTTACACAAAAAGTATTCAATTTTATAAAATAAACACACCTTTTTGTAATAGTCTTTACACTTTTATGAAAATGATTCGTAAAAGTAATTCAGTATATTTTCTATTGGTAAATTATTGCTATGAAATATCATTTCAACTACATTCAATAGCTTGTCTTTGATGTATTCTGGTTTATTCTTCAATAAAAACATAACATACTCTTTCAGAATAGCCATTTTATCTGTATTGTATTGAACGCTTATATTATAAATTTGTATTTTGAAACCCGACTTGTCTTTATTAACTAACAACTGTAATATTTCCTCCCATAATTCACTCGTAATTATATTTTTATCTATGTCGTTGTCGTGTTGATTCAATTGGATAAAATTTATCATACTTCTTATGTCTGATGAATGATTATCTTGAATCAACCGGATAGTATTGTCGTCCATCTTTAAATTTTCATGAACTACTATATTTTTCAAAAATACAAATATCTCTTCTTTTGGTAGTTGATTGAAACGAATACATATGAATTCATTACGCAACGATTCTTCTATCTTGCTAATGTAGTTACATATGAGACAATAACGAACATTCGGCTTAGAACTTTGTATCAAGTATTTCAATGCCTGTTGTGCGTTTTTTGTCATGTAATCTACCTCGTCTAAAATTACAAATTTAAGGCCATTATTATAAAAATTATTCGATTTAACAAATTGTTGAATTTGATTACGAATGATGTCTATTCCGCGTTCATCTGAAGCATTCAAATGAATTATATTTTCTTTATTGTTTTCGTTGAAGTTTTGTTGGTATTTATTTATTAAATTTATGATGGTAGTAGTTTTTCCGGTTCCCGGTGGTCCATAGAAAAGGACATTCGGAAAATATTTTTTTTCAAGTATGTTTTCAAAAATAGTACGATTAATAGGGTCCAATACGATGTTATTAAACGTGGTCGGTCTATATTTTTCAACCCATGGTATTGTTTGTTCCATATTTTATTATAAATCCACTATTAATGTTTATGTATTTTGTTGTAATGTAATTATTATTTCTATAAACAAAATTGAAAATAGTTAAAGGTATTTTTTAATGGTATATACAACCAAAATGTCTAATGATGGATATCTAGAATTAATAGTGGGACCCATGTTTTCTGGGAAAACCACATATCTTGTAGACATATACAATAATCGGAGCGATAAAAATGACATAAAAGTGATAAATTATTCGTTAGATACAAGATATGACAACGAAAAGTTATCTACTCATGACAAAGTAATGATACCATGTGAATTTATGAGTGAAATAAATAGTCACTTGAACGACCTATTGAAATATGAAATTATTCTTATAAACGAAGGACAATTCTTTCCAGATATCAAACAAACTGTTCTAGAATTAGTAGAAAAATACAACAAACAAGTCTATATTTGTGGTTTGGATGGGGATTTCAAACGCAATAAATTTGGTGATTTATTGGACTTGATACCTTACTGTGATAAAATAACCAAACTTACTTCCATTTGTGATTGTGGCAAGAAAGCATTGTTTTCGCATAGATTGGCTATATCCACCGATCAAGTATTAATAGGATCAACTAACTACGTACCTTTATGTAGAAAGTGTTACAACAATTTTCAAACCTGATCTCTATATAAACATAACCGTCTATATAAATATATTATCATCTATTATGAAAGACGATAATATAATAAAAGGGTATCAAGGAATTATGGATTTAGATTTGTCTTTTGTAGATGAAAAATATAAAAGCATTGTTGTCAAACAGCATTTACAAGACATTTACAATTATAAACTAGAACAAAGCAAAATGCCGGAAAAATTACGATATGAGAACACAACATTACGTGCTTTGAAAATTATCAAAATGGATAAGGACGCCGCATTCAATGAATCCAGACATTTGGAAAATATACAGAAACAAAAAGATGCCAAAAGAATGGAAATATACCGACGAATATGTGAGATGAAAAATAATAAGATCTAACTCTCTAATTTTTTCGCGGGTCTTTCAATACAAAATTATGATAATCTTCACGATATAATTTGGTAAGTTCATCATATTTGGTAATAAAATTACCTTCTCTATACTCATAATAAATCGTCTCTATTACAGCTTTATCTTCATTCAATGTTTTTTCCATCATATTTCTTGTCATTTTATCAAAGAAATAATCGAGCATGGGTGAGTTGTATACCCAATTATTGCGATAGGCCTTTACATGCAGAATGGTAGTATTGTCACTAGTGGGCAAAGCTGATGTTACAATCGTATTAATAAAATTTCCAAACATTACGCGTGCTACTGTATAATGTGGCAAAATGTATTCATTTTCAACAATTAGTTGTTTAATGCCAAATGCTTTGAATGCTAACGAATCTTCGCCAGAAATGTATTCGTATCTCGCTTTATAATGTCCTTCTCCGATCCTTTCTAGCTTATCATTTATTGGCAACGGACGTTTTTTATTACCAAAACTATGGACTTCCGAAATATGCAGTATATCTAACGAATTTTCGGTAACTGTTCTCGCATCCATTAGAAATTCTTTTTTTAGTTTTACATATTTAAAAGACTCATTATATGCCTCTGGTTCAATCCATATGGTAGAATCGTCTTTCTTTGTAGTCTCAATTTCGTATTTTGGCTCATTGTATAAATATAACCATCCATTGAAGTTGACCACGTCATAATAAGGCACATCAGTTCGATGATTAAAGTTCTGATTGGGACGAATTGTAGTTTGCCCTGGCGTTTGGGCCAGTCTACCCTTTTTATTAAACTTGAATGTATGGTACGGACATACAACGCAATTAATATTATTGTCTATACGTCCTTTTGACAATGATGCTCCGCGATGAGGACATATGTCATGAATGCCCATGAAACGATCATTGTTGTCTTTCCATATTGTTATAGGTGAACCATTTACAACCACTTTTTTTGGGAGATAACCATTATATTCGTCTGTATCACCAATAACATACCATTTATGAGCTTCATTCCGATGGCAGTTACTAATCTGGCTCCGACATAATTGTAGTTTGTTTACAAGTCCATAAATAGGGTAAATAAAGAAAAATAGATATGCTTGCAAATTCATTGTTTAATAACAAGTAATTCCTTTAATTGAATTCAAAAAATAACAAATATTCTGGATAATCGATATTACATTATTACAAAATAATATAAACATACTATTGGTTTTTGATCAATGATTTTAAATTATATACTAGTCTTATTTTATATTAATCTTAGTTATGGGTTTATTCAACCCATAAATCGTATAACTATTACTCCTCTAAGAGATATTACACCAGAAAATATTCAAACATTATTCAAGACGAATGTAGGTGAACCGTGGATTTATAGTGATATGTTTGATTCAGAAAAGCTAAAGCTTGTTGAGGGTGTATCCATTACAGAGGATGGAAAAAGTGCTATAGTAACAGACAATCTACACAAGACCCTTCAAATTTATCCAGACAATCTCCATTATGTTAAGCTGATTCCAGAGGACATCAACCATCTTGTTGAGAGTCTAATAGACAAACATATTCATATCAACGGATTTCCAGTGGTACACAATGACTTTTCAGATCTAGTTGACAAAATTGGTGGTGCGTTTACAAATATTTTTATTTATTTACTTGTATTTTCATTTATCAGCACGATATTAGTTAATATGAATAGAAACAATCCCAATAATATGCCCCCCTTTTTAAATAAATTCAACAAAGAGAGTTTTCAATTGATTGAACCAGGTCAGACAAATACCACGTTCAGTGATGTTGCCGGGTGCGATGAGGCAAAGTATGAATTAATGGAAGTAGTCGATTTTTTGAAAGATTCTGAAAAATATACAAATGCTGGGGCAAAAATTCCAAAGGGTGTATTATTGGAAGGCAACCCCGGCACAGGAAAAACATTGATGGCTCGTGCTGTTGCTGGAGAAGCTGGTGTACCATTTATTAGTGCTAGTGGATCGGAATTTATAGAAATGTTTGTTGGTGTAGGTGCTTCGCGTGTTAGAGATTTGTTTACTAAAGCCAGAGAAAACGCACCATGCGTAATATTCATTGACGAGATTGATGCCATTGGGAGACAACGAGGTGCCGGCATAGCCGGTGGAAATGATGAGCGCGAACAGACTTTAAACCAAATTTTAACAAATATGGATGGTTTCGATGTGAACGATGGCATTATTGTGATTGCTGCTACAAATCGCGTTGACATTTTAGATAGTGCGCTTACTAGACCTGGTCGTTTTGATCGCAAAGTAAAAGTCCCTCTTCCCGACATTGGTGGCAGGAAGGCCATATTTGACGTCCATTTCAGCAATAAGAATGTGAGTAAACATATTAATACTGACGAGATTGTTACATTGACTTCTGGCTTTTCCGGTGCGGATATCGCTAATTTGGCAAATGAAGCAGCAATTTTTTCCGTAAGGAGAAATCATACATCCATAGATAGAACAGACTTGTTGGACGCATATGAGAAAATGACTATAGGATTATCTTCCAACGTTCAAGTAATTGACCCAGATGTGGTTGAGCTTGTTAGTTACCATGAAACCGGACATGCTTTAATGGCTGCGCTGTTTAAGGACATGTTTGATCTAAGAAAAGTCACAATTAATGAAAATAAAAATGGTATGGGTGGATATACATTATTCACACCGAAGGAGCGTTTTCTCAAATATGCAACAAAGAAATTTATGTTAGCAAATTTGATAATTGCCCTAGGTGGTAGAGCAGCTGAAGTATTCCTTTATCGAAGAAAACAACAAAACGTCACAGATACGGAACATATATTTGAAGATTTTCATGATCTTGAAATTACTACTGGAGCATCAAATGATCTTATGCAGGCTTCTAAGATTGCTAGAGATTATATAACCCGGTTTGGATTTGGAGATTCGATTAATAGTATTGATGAAAATAGCAATGATATGCCTTTTATTGGACGTGATATTAGTTCAGGTGGTTCCAAAATAAGCGAAAGAACAAAAAAAGACGTAGATAAACAAGTTGCGTCATTGGTGAATTTTGCGTATCAAAAAGCGCTTCAACTTATAAGTGAAAATGAAGTAGAGTTCTTAGAAACAATCACGTTATTGAAGTTAAAACGTACTATTGATGGTCAAGAAGTACATAACATATTAGTCGGACCGAGATAATAAGTTTTATATAACCCATTTAAATGAATTCATGCTAATTACTTTATTGTCATGAATTACGAGAGCAAGATATTGTCTGTTCCTAAACTTGATTTTGCGAATGTATTGATAAAACCACAGAAAAGTGACTTATTGAGTCGATCTGACGTAGACTTAGATGTTGAATATAAATTCAAACACTCTACTTTGGCATGGAAAGGAAGTCCCATTATTGCTGCTAATATGGATTGCGTAGGTACTTTTGAAATATATAAAGTATTGAGTGAAAGTAACATGATTACCGCTTTACATAAGTTCTATACACCTGAAGACTACAAGGAATATCATGAAAAAACACCGTTAAACCCAGATTTGTTTATGGTTTCTATTGGAAAGTCAGATACATCCATTTCCTATTTAAAAGCAGTCCAGGAAGTAGTGGATTTCAAATGGATATGTATTGATATAGCAAACGGATATATTTCGAGTTACCCTGAATACTGTAAGAGTGTGCGTGACGCGTTCCCTGACAAAATTATCGTTGCTGGAAATGTAGTAACTCCTGAAGCAGTAACCGATTTGGTTCAGAACGGAAAAGTTGATGTTGTAAAAATTGGGATTGGACCCGGGTCAGCATGTACGACAAGAATAAAAACCGGTGTTGGGATGCCACAGTTAAGTGCGATTATGGAATGTAGTGTTGCTGCTGATGAAATTGGCGCTCACATCATCGGCGACGGGGGCATTACGTGCCCTGGTGATTTATCAAAAGCGTTCAGTGGTGGAGCTCATTTTGTTATGATGGGAGGTGTATTTTCAGGACACGACGAGAATCCAGGTGACATTGTTGAAGTTGATGGCAAAAAGTATAAGACTTTTTATGGAATGAGTTCAAGCAAAGCTATGAATAAATACTATGGAAAGACGGCATCTTACCGTACGTCTGAAGGCAGAGATTTTAAGGTAAAATATAAAGGGAGTGTTTCGACTACCGTTCAAGATTATCTAGGTGGTCTGAGAAGCACATGTACTTATGTAAACGCAAAAAATATTCCTGAACTGAAAGAGAAAGTTCAGTTTTACCAGGCAAGTCAGCAATTTAACGCTAGCCTTATCTAGATTACCGAAAAGTATTTTATTAAAGTATATAAAAAATAAAGAACGAATATCTTAATAATTAGAGACGATGAGTGACTTGATTAACCCAGAAGAACCTATTAAAAAGAAAAGAGGACGTAAGAAGAAATCAGAATTAGCTGCCGAAAATATTACGTCTTCTATTGAAGAACCCGCACCAGTAACCGTACCAACAGCTAAGAAACGAGGAAGAAAACCAAAAGGGGGAAAATTATATATCAAGGAAAACGATAATAATATCGAACAGAATTCCACTTCAAATGTAATTCTACATTTAAAATGTTCTTTAAAAGATGTAGAAAATATGAATATTGAACGGAATGCGATTGTCACCAATCCGCTTGAATATAACCCGGTAGTACCGCCGGATATTCATACATATGACAATTCCAATTATTTTGAGCTTGAATCGTCTAATAAGACGATTAATAAAGCTTACACAGCACAACCGGTGACTGGATTGTGTAGTATATGTAAAGCAAACAAACCTACTGAGATTGATAACGCAGTTGACAATGAAGATGTTGATATCAAAGACGTGACAGCCAAATTGAAAGAAATGAAAATACAGTTTTATCGGTCTAACAATCCTGATACAAAGGCGGCTTGTTTTTGGTGCACTTATGACTTTGATAATCAACCTTGTCATATTCCAAAATATGAAATGGATGAAGAGATACATGGTTATGGTTCGTTTTGTCGCCCTGAATGTGCGGCAGCATATTTGATGAAAGAAAATATAGACGATTCTACCAAGTTTGAACGATACCATCTATTAAATCAAATTTACAGCAAAGTGTATGACTATAAGAAAAATATTCGACCAGCACCAAATCCACATTATTTATTGGAGAAATTTTACGGCAATCTTTCCATACAAGAATATCGTAAATTATTGAAATCCGAACACATGATGTTAATCATCGAAAAACCAATGACACGCATTTTGCCTGAACTTCATGAAGACAATGAAGACATTGGCAATAGCAGTTTTAGTGGCCAGTCAACTGGAAACGCAGGGGTGTATAAAGTAAAACGCCAAAGTGAAAAACAGAAGGGACCGAGTAAAAATGAAATTATTCGAGAAAACTTTGGTATTTAAATTATTTTTTGTTTCAAAAAACAAAAATTAATAAAACTATTTATAGGCTATCTATTATGAAGTTATATAAAATGGATAATTATGCTACCTGTAATCTAATGGGAGGCTTAGGGAATCAATTGTTTCAGATATTCGCTACAATTGCTTATGCGAAAGATACAAAACGAAAAGCTGTATTTCCTTACTCTGAAGAACTGCGAACAGGGACAGTCAGAAGTACATATTGGCACAGTTTTTTAAATGGGTTGCTTTCATCTACTACATATGGTGATGATATGTATAAACGAAATACTATTCTTATGGGTTATCCCGCTCTAAGAGAAGGAGGGTTTGCTTATCATGAAATACCCAATATTAAAACCAATAATATTATGTTAAATGGATACTACCAAAGTTACAAATATTTTGAAAAATATAAGGATTATATTTATGAATTAATTAATCTTGGCAAACAGCAACTAGACCTGCGTGAAAAATATGGTGTTTATTTTGACAATAATACTACTTCTATTAGCATGCATTTCCGCATCGGAGATTATAAAAAAATACAAGATTGTCATCCTGTTATGACATATGATTTTTATGACAAAGCTATTGACAAAATTCGAACTACCATAAATGCGTCTACTATAAAAATCTTATATTTTCATGAAAATGTTGATACTGTCGATGTAAATGTTATCATAGATAAGTTGAAACAGAAATACCCAACTATTGAATTTCAACGTGTAGAAGATAGTTTGAAGGACTGGGAGCAAATGTTATTAATGTCCTGTTGCGAACACAACATTATCGCAAATAGTACATTTAGTTGGTGGGGTGCGTATTTTAATACAAATGACACACGTGTAATATGTTACCCGTCTCTATGGTTTGGTGAAAAATTACAACATAATACAAATGATTTGTTTCCGGCCACCTGGGTAAAAATACAATTATAAAATTGAAATAAAGGAGTATACATTATATAATAACAATAAGATACATTTCAGTAATTATGACTAAGAATACAAAGCGCAATGGATTCAAAGAAAATATGAATGCTATTATGAATATACCAATTGTAAGAAATATTATAGATGAAAACAACAAACTTAAGATGAAGAATTCTGAATTAAAAAAAAAAAATAAGGCCCTTCGAAATGTTATATACACTATGCCTGAGTTTCGCAATAACTCTTCCTGCGAATCATCCTGTAACAAACCTATTGTTAGCATTAAAAAAGAGCCTGTTTATGATGAGGTTATTGATGCTGATGATGATGATGATGATGATATTGAAATTATAGAACCGGTTGAAAAAGAAAATATCGTGTATGTTATTAATGAAGAGGAGGAGGACCGCTATGTAAAATGCGATGAATGCCATATTAAGGTTGATTGTTATAATAATTCTATTCACGTTGTGTATAAAGGAACCCCCGAACGCATGGAAGATGAGAAGACCATGTGTACTATGTGTTTTCAAGAACAAGAAACTACTCTTATTGACGCAGGATATAAATGCGATGATTGGAGCTTAGAAAGCGACAATGAAGATGAAGAAATAAACAAATGCGATCAGTGTAATATAGACTTAGATAGATACCGAGATGGAAGTACAGATAACAATGTCCGGTGTAATAATTGTTATTGGGAAGATACAGAAGGAAAGGATAGCACTAATATAATCAAACCTGACTATAGAAAAGTAGAGGAAGAGGAAGAGGAAGAGGAAGAGGAAGAGGAAGAGGAAGAGGAAGAGGAAGAGGAAGAGGAAGAGGAAGAGGAAGAGGAAGAGGAAGAGGAAGAGGAAGAGGA